ATGAAATACTAAAACGAAATCTATGATAGGTATCAATTAGTCGTTCTTGGTATTCCCAGGGGTGATATAGCATTGACCCTCTAGTAGGATGCTGTATATAAAAGAAGTTATCCATAAAATATAGATTACCTGTGTCTGGATCACAGCACTTGATAAAATCCTGTAGTTCTTTATCTGTCTTAAAGACAGTTTTAGTATAAGGATTCTTTACTAAGGAAGGCGCATTACTATTGCTCATAGTAAGTATTTATGTACTCACAATTTAGTTAGTAAGTTCTTCCCAGCCCATTTTCCACAACAAATCTGCATTGGTAGATGTGTACGCTACAGCAAGTGTTAGTGTGCTGGGTGTACCACTAGCAGTTCTCCATAATTGAATTCGTTTCTTAACATCTTCACCAATTTCTACTTCATCACGGCTACTAGTTAATCCTGCATAAACAACTGTACCATCTGTTATAGTATCAGTATGAATAGCACTTTGAACTACTGATCCTGCCACATTACTAAATGAGGCGTTTGCAATAGTTGCGTTTTCAATTAACTGAAACTGACCATAACGAACATCAAGTAATAACAAATCAAGTTGAGCAGGAACCACAACTGCGTCCGGATATGCAGGATTTAATCTTATTGAACATAATGAGATTACTGTATTGGCTGAACCTACTCTTGTAGGAACTGTATTGTTAGTGACGTACCCTATTTTAGTGCTTGGCGTATAGCCGCCTTCACTGATAACAGTGCTACAAATCTGTTTCATTGTGCTATTGCCACTGGTTGCGCCAGTATTTGTTATTTCATATCGTGGGTTTAGTGACGCGGTTGTCATATAAACAGTTGTGTTTCCAGGCTGATTAGCGTGTTGGAATGTATGACATACGATAAATTCACCGTTGATTACAAAACCTGCACGAACATTACCTACGCCCAACCATTCAATGTCACACCAAAATATTTGAGTCAAGGTTGGATCTAACACAATACCTGACAATAACGTGTTTCCATTCCAGTCTGCTTGTGCAATGCGTTCCTCAACAACAACACCGGTTGTGCTACTACGAATAACAAGATTAAGTGTAGTACCTACTGCTTCAAAATACACACCGTTGTCAGTTGTAAAATAACCAACTCGTTGTCTTAGGTTTGCCTTAAGAGTAGCCATTGCAAATGTGTTCATTACTAATAAACTTTTGCCTGGCTGATATGCTTGAACAGTTTTAGATTGTCTAATCACACTACTACCACTAGTAGAAGAAACATTTAAATTAAATGAACTTTCGTTTTGAACATAAACTACATTGCCACCTGTAGCAGTGATATTACTAAATTGGTCGCCATCAATGTAACGATTTTGGCTGTCAAATAATGTGTAGGGTTCACTCACTCTTAAACGCCCAAATGCATCTAAGTTAGTTCCAGTGATTGCTACATTTGAGTTACCACCTGTTATTGTAGTATTGACATTACCTGATACTACCCATGGACTTGTGCCTTGAGTTACTGTTACATTGCCACCAGTGATGTTTGCATTGACGTTGCCGGTGATTGCCGGCATAGTGCCAATGTTAACATTACCTGTAACACCTACGTTACCAGATACATTGGCATTTACATTACCTGATACGACCCATGGACTTGTACCCTGAGCAACTGTAATATTACCGCTAGTAATTGTGACAGCACTATTGCCGTCGATACTGACAGGCATCCAGGGAACTGTTAGGTTTCCTGATGTTCCGATTTCTGAGATATGTGCGTCAACATTACCTGGAATATTGACATTACCGGTGATGATAATGTCACCCTCAAAACCAGTACGGACAAATACTTGGCCAGTGGCTTCGTTGAGTTCTAACGCTTGATTGATGTTGCGTAAATACCACGGTGCAACTTCTGTAGGATCTGGTGTAGCCATAAAAATACTCTCATAGTTATATGAGAGTATTTATGCGTTTTGTAGATTACTTAATGTCTAAAGGTCTTGCTTTAGTAGCAACAATGCAATAGTACTTTTCTTTAGCGGCTGTTGTTTCACCGTTTGGTCCTGATGGGATATTCAATTCAAATTCTAAGTTGTTGAACGCATCAATGTCAAATCCAGTACGCTGTAATAGTGCGGCTAACTGATTAGAACCCAAAATGCTATAGTGATTTGGATTGTATTCGTGCTTTCTATCACAGTCGGGAGCAGGAACTTCAATATAAATTTTAGAACCCTGTTTGAGAATACGATTATATTCCATCAATGAGAAGATAGGATATGGGCTATGCTCTAATGCGTGACGCAAAAAGATGAAGTCAACTGATTCATCGTAGTAGCCATCACGCTGAGGTAAAAAACTCAAGTCATACTTTTTGATGTCATGACCCTTGTCTTCACAAATTTTGATATCGCCTGGACTTAATGTTACGCCATGAACGTTAGTATATTCACGCTCTTTCATTTGATCTAAGAAGTATCCGGGACCGCAACCCAAATCAAGAATGTGTGCGTCCTTTGGTAGGTTCATAGGATCAATATATGTCTCTACAACCTGCTTGGTTAAATCTTTGTGAAATTGACTATCACCCTCGTCATAGATATGAGCGGTATATAACCATTCATTATAGAACTTGAGTTTGATTAAGTCGAGGGTGTTGTTAATGTCGATTAAGTTTTGCATTCGTATTCCTAAATATTATAATAATACTTAGTCACTTAGAACGCTTGTAAATTATTTTTTATAGCCCTTAAACGGCTTAACTGGGCTAATAGTATTTGCGCCGGCAACTTCTGTACTAGATACATCACCGTCTGTAAGATCATCAAACTTTTTTACGCCGGCGGCCTCATATGCTAACCTTAGTTTTTCTTGGTCTTCTTTGGTATAAGGGTGTGCTATATTATAACGAGAGGCCCAACTGTCACTATCCATATCCGGTGGTGTTTTCCCATCAGTACTTGCCGCGGCCATCATTACTCGATTTAGCAAATAATATCTATCATAGGTACTATCGCTAAAGCGGTGTAACCCAGTCAAGGGACCACTATGATGGTTTGGAGAACCGGGAATTTTTTTACCTTCGGTTATGAATTCCCATGCTCTCATTTCTTATAGCCTTTAAATGGCTTGAATGGGCTTATGGTATTAACACTATCTAGTTCAGTGCTGTTTAAGTCACCGTGATTCAAGTCATGAATTTCTGAACCAACAGCCTTATATGCTTTTTGTAGCATTCTTTGTTCTAATTCACTATATGGATGTGCAGTATTAAATCTTCCGGCCCAACTTTCACCGTCTAGCACAGGATCAATATCACCATCTGTGCATGCTACTGCCATCATGATACGATTTAATTCATAAGTGCGGTCATATCCTTGTGGATCACGAAACTTATGTAAGCCTTTTGTAGAAACAGATTGACGTTTGCTTACTTTGGCTTCTTTGCTTTCGGACATAAATTCATGAAATCTCATTTCTTATATCCTTTAAAGGCTTTAATCGGAGAGTTAAATTCAGTGTCATCCATCTCATCGCTACCGGGAGTGCTTACACGTTTTTTACCAGACTTGCCGACTTTCTTTAATGCTTGGTCAATAGTTTTACCAATGTCTTTATCAAACTCTGAGGATACTACTTGATGTTCACCCCAACTGCTTTCTGCATTGAAATTAGGCTTATAACCATTTTGCACATCGTCGGTACCACTCTCGCCTCTTACTGCGGCAATCGCTACGCCAAAACGATATAAATCATAGAAGTCATTGTTCTTTAACTCTGGAATAACATATGTGTTAGGCAGAGCCATAGATGCCACATCAAGACCATCGTGGACTTGATCTAACCGTTGCTCGGTAATAAATTCTCTGGCTCTCATTTTATTCTTCTGTTGCTAAAATAAAATCATCTTCAGTTGACATAACTGAATCATCAAACCCATCTAATTGAATATCTAGGCCTGGAATAGGTACACCCTGGAACATGATCTGTGAGGAGATAAAGTGAAAGATTGAATTATCGATTAATGGGTCACATAAGATACGCACGTTTCCACCTAATACATCCATGTCAAAACGTGCTAGTGCATTACCAAAGAATGTTGAACCATATCCAGTGAATTTAATTTCATCTCCGGCTGGATTAATCTGCGCATATAATTGAATAGTCTGGCTATTATCAGTACCCGGATCGTTAGAACGAATATAGAATTGACCTTGGGTAAATGCGTTTGCAGGAGTCTCAAAAAGCACTTGTCCTGCTGTATTTCCTGTTGAATATGTATTGCTAGTATTAACAAAAGTAGAGAAAAGATTAGAGAAGTTATTATTAATCTTTCCAAAGGCTACACGTAACGGATCGCCTTCACCGTCGTTTGGTAGTGCACCAATGTTAATAATTTGTTGTGTGGCCATAATAGTCTTCCGTCGTTATATAGTATTTATCAATCAGAAGCCCAACTGTTACTTAGTGGCCTGCTCAAAAATCTTCTTTTGTTCAGTATACCATTCGTTCCAAGCCTTGTTTTTTCTAGCACATTCATGGTAACGCATGTAGTTTTCAGTGATTGTAATCATTACATTGCTTAATTTAGCACCATTTTCCAATCTCATTAAGGCTTCGCATTCTTCTGTTAATATCTCAGGAGCAGTTGGAAACTTCGGGGTAACCGGGACTGCGGTAGTTGTGCATCCTGCTAGGGCAATCAATGGTATAATTAAAAACTGCTTCATTTACTTGTCCTCGCTGGCAATAGCATTTTGCCGTCTTTCTTTTCTTCTGTTACAGTTGGTGTCACCGGATCAGAAGTCAATGTAGCCGCACGATTATGTGCTTGAATTACCTCTAATGGGATTATGCATTGGTCATCATATTTGACGATTTCTCTATCAATGTACTTGATTACATCATCGCCTTTTTGACGGATAACTTTAGTATCCTTGACAATTTTAGTAACGATTTCAGTGTTCTTTTCTGCGCCCTTTGTTTCCGCTTTGGCCAATTTTGTTTCAAGTTCTGCTACTTCGATTGCAAGTTTGTCTTTATAGGCCAAACCACCCTCTAGATACAATCCCCATAGTAGAATGATTACGCCCACAATTTGTGCGGGCGTCTTGTATGTGTTGACAATAGGAAACATTCCTAAGAATGTTGCCGCAAGAAATAGTAACGCCCCTAGGGCAACGATGAGATGGACCAATAGGTCAGGAAAAAATGTTAGTATCCACATAGTGATACTATTTAGTATAAAAATTCCTAATCTTTTCCGTTATAGTTTCTATTTCACTATCAGTTAATTCTGGATACATAGGAAGACTCAATACTCCCTTAGATAGCATTAGACTAGTACTAATCATATCTGGTGTTTCCATATTACGTGTAACCATTAATTCACTCAATGTTTTTTCATAGTGAATCTTAGTTTCAATTCCATCTACAATCATATTGCCATGTAGTCTGTCACGATCTTCAGTATAGATTACAAACTTTTGATCCGCATGTTTAATAAATCCGTCACTTAGACAACGAATAGGCAAGTCCTTGAAACGTTCAATATAGTATTCTCTGATTTGCTTTCTACGTTCTTGCCATTCATGAATATATTTGCTACGTACTAATAAATGTGCGCAATCTAATTCGCTCATTTTACTGTTAGTGCCAGTATAGATATGCTCCATTGGCTTGCTATTGTTCTTGTAGTTCACTGCATAGTGATACAAGTCTTCATCATTTGTTACAATAGCACCGCCGTTGCCACTAGCGTTTAAGTTTTTAGTAGGGTCAAAACTAATTGCCATGCCCATGCCAACGTTACCATCAGCAACTAACCAATGCTGTGCGCCATCTACAAAAACTTTACTAGTTAATTCTTTATCTGTAGTTGCACCATATAAGCCTACAAAACATTTGTAATCGAAAACGTTTTCATTTAAATTTAATAGACCATTCTTATCAGTATCACCTATCTTAACATCCCAACCTGCATTAATAAATGCGTTAAGTGTTGCCGGATATGTTATGTTAGGTACTACTACACAGGGAGGGGGATGATTGAATGAAATAGCAGGAACGTGTTTTGATTTCTCATAGCGGGCCATTATTTCTAATGCTTGTGTACCACTATGTACTACAGTTGCATACCATGTACCTGTTTTTAGTCTTAGCCAGTCTTCAAATCTAGATGTTTGAGGGCCATTAACTAGACAACCAGTCCTAAGAACCTCATCGGTAGCAATTAATAATTCTTCACGTAGATTTTTATACTGTCTTTTTAGACCAAAATGGGGAATCACTAAGCCACTCATAATATCTTTCAAAACCTTCTTCTACGTCTACCTTAGGATTATACCCAAAGTCTTTTCTTGCCGCATCAATATTCAATGCGCCCCGACTAGGGAAGTCAACATCTTTTCCTCTAACTTCAATTGAACCTTTGCCTACAATCTTTACTGCTAACTCGGCAGCATCAAGTAATGTGCGACTATGGCTCTTTGTAATGTTGTAAGTATTAAAATTAGTATTATCACTAAGTGCGGCTGCAACTATGCCATCGGCAGCGTCTTCAACGTAGGTGAAGTCGAGGGTCTCTCCGGCTCCATTAACATTAAGCACTCCTCCGCGCATTGCTGTAAGCATGAACTTTGCAATGACTCTATCCTCAACGTCAAGAGGCCCGTATACAGCACTAGGACGAATAATAGTATGGTTAAAACAACCTCGGCGCGAGTAATCTTTGACAAGCCATTCTCCTGCTAATTTCATAATGCCATATTGACCTTGTGGTCTACATACAGCGTTTTCTGTTACGTCATCTTTAAAGTCACCATATACCATGCTAGAACTGATATAGATAAACTTTTGTACATTATACTTCTTGCTCAATTCACATAGATTGATTAAGCCTTCACTCATCGTGCGTGACCCTAGTACAGGATTATTGTTGACAACTTTCTGTCTAGGGAAACTTGCCATATGAATTACTTGGTCAAACCTATGTGAAGCAAATACTCCATCTAACTTAGTATCACTGATACACATATTATAGAATGCCGGATCATGAATCTTTTTCATTCGTTCCGACATAAGATAATCTATTTCATCTTGTGGAATTATTCCATAAGTAGTTTGTGTGTCAACGATAGTGACATTATGTCCCTGTTGCATTAATCGGTAGACAACATTATGTCCAATTAGGCCTAATCCGCCTGTTACTAAAATATTCATTTAAGTTCCATATAAGGTGCAATATCATTGTCAAAGATTTGAGCCATAGTATTCCAAATACCTTTGCGCTCAAGTTCAGTGACACCACTACTCAATGTATACATTTTATCGTCTTCGCTAATAGTGATTCCATAATCGTGCCGATACGTGAGGCACATATTATTGATGATTTCTTCTCTAGTCATACTTCAACTTCCAATACGTATAATCTGTTTCTGTAAGTGTTGCTGTAATAGCATACTGATAGCCATATGCCATATGATCTACCTGTTGGTGATACGAGGGTTTTTCAGTTGCATGTTCCATAATAAATTTTCCTGAGTCGCTATTCTGCCACTTCCATATAGGCTCTGCGGCATATATTTCAGGATCATCTACATCACCTAAAGTGAATTTATGAACAACGACAGTGTAGAATGCTGTCGGATTATCATCGATAACCTTAACGTATTTCTTCATACTGCCATTTCAGCCTTAATAGTACCATGACTCTTGTAGTCATTTAACACTATATCAGATATTGTGAATTTGTCAATATCTTTTATTTCTTTATTCAAAGATAATGTTGGATTTGGGTAACTTTCACGTGATAGTTGTTCTTTAACTTGTTCAACGTGATTAGTATAAATGTGTGTATCGCCTGTTGAAATAATCAATTCTCCAACTTTCAAATCACAAACTTGTGCAATCAAATGAGTGAGAAGTGCATAACTAGCGATGTTAAAAGGTAAACCAAGAAACACATCCACACTGCGCTGATACATATGACAAGATAGTTCTTTATTTTTGTTGACATAGAATTGACTCATAACATGACATGGTGGCAATGCCATTTGGTCTAACTCGCTAACGTTCCATGCACTAAGAATATGCCTACGGCCATTTGGATCAGACTTTAATCCTTCAATAAGATTTGCCAACTGGTCAACTTCAATGTTGTCTACTGCAAGTCGTGTACCGCCTTTATGTGCAGGACCCATATCTTTCTCTACACGATATTTGTTCCAATGACGCCATTGTACTCCGTACACACGGCCTAGATCACCTTCGAACGTAGCCTTAGGCTTCCAATATGGTGCCAGTGCGTTCGGTGTCCAAATAGTAACCTTTCCTTCTGGGTCACCGTGTGTAATCTCTGCTAGTCTACGTTCATCACTTGAACCTTCGATGAACCAAAGTAATTCACCTACACATGCTTTCCATGCAAGTTTTTTAGTAGTAACAGCAGGAAACCCTTCACGTAAATCAAATCGCAATTGACGACCAAAAACGCTAATCGTACCTACCCCGGTGCGATCATCTTTGCTTTCACCGTTCTCTAAAATATCTGTAAGTAGGTCGTGATACTGTTTCATTTCTTATTCCATATCTGATATATATGATCTCCGTTGAATTCACTACGTGTCATTGTGTAATTATTTTCTAAGTATAACAAATCAATAAATGAATCGCAAGTATATTGGTTAATTGTTTTTGTTAGATGAATCTCATCAATCATATGCCAACTAGAGTTTATCAATTGGGCGCCACCAATTAGCCAAGCATTTTTATATTCACTAAAGTGATTTAAGTTTGGTACTTGAATGGCTCCAAATGGTAAAGTAAGTGTTTTACTAGTTACAACAAAATTAAGTCTACCTATTAACGGTTTCTTTGGTAAACTCTCCCAAGTATTACGTCCCATAACAACAACGCTATTATCAGTTAACGCCTTGAATCTTGGCAAATCGCCCCGGATGTTAGTCCAGGGCAACTTGTTGTTGTAGCCTATTCCACCTTTCGGATCACATGCTACTATAAGTTTCATAATTTATTTAATAAACGATCTGTTTCCGGCTGTACTGTATCTGCGATGCTTTGAACATTAAGAATGAATTCAATGCTGTTGACCTGATCGTCAAGTTCCATAAGTTTTCTGCTTATGGCTTCTTCAATCTGATCTGGGTCTAGTCCCTGACTTAGTAACTTTTCGATATTGATAGTTTGTTGTTTCTTGCCAACAAGTTTAACAACTAACTTTTTAATAAACTCAACTGGAATTTTTTGCTTATCAACGTCTTCAAGTAAACTTTCCCATTTCTGGATAAATTCAGGCGACATTTACCTTCTTAGCCTTACTAGTACGTACAGGGGTAGCATCTACTGATGCTGTCTTAGGCTTCGGGCCACGCTTGGCCGGAACCTTAACCGGAGCCGGTTCAAGTGCCGCCGCTTCTGAAAGTAAACGCTGTGCTTCGGCCATTAGACCCTTCGCTTCACGTTCCATCTTTTCGGCCTGCTGCCTGAATGTATTAGCAAGTTGATTATCACCTAGTGCATCTACTGCACCGGCAAGTGATCCTTGATTCTGTGTGATTGAATCTGGCATTGCATCACCGCGCATACGTCTTGCAACGTCTACTGGATTCTGCATTCCCATGCTCTGATCCATTTCGGCTAACTTCTTAACAGCGGCTTCGCCCATTTCCATTTCATCAAGGATCTTGTTGAGTTCGTTCAACTTAATCTTAACGTTTGGTGCAGGGGTCATTACAACCTGTTCAGTGTTAACCTTCTTTAATTGGCCCTCAGCATGCAACTTCTGAAGAATGATGCTACCATCATTTGTATAAGAGCGGTTCAGTGCATCTGCAAGATTTGGACTATTTTGCCCAATATCTGATTCAATGCATCTAATCATTGGGTCATGAATGTGCTTATTCAATAGTTCGGTATATGTAACCAAACACATATGAGGCTCGCCTGGAACTTCACGGAAAATGATTGCTACTTTGCGGTCACCGTGCTTACCGACGTGTCGTAAAAAACTCATATTGTTTCTCCTTGTGTTTTGACAGAAGTATTTAATAGATATATCATCGTTATATTTTTTTATTTAAGACCAGGTGAGTTCGTAAAAAACTGCTTCTTTTGGGTCTTCAAATGCCGGGTATTCATCATCTAACAAGAAACTACCCGATGCTGTTGTAGCAATAGCATATCTACCAACTAATTTTTCGATAATCCAAAGTTTAGAATCATCTTGTAATGGTGTGTTAGCCACAGTAAAATGACCGGGAATATAATTCAATTCACGCTCTGTAAACCAAGTATGTAAATTGATATCATCAACCGTTAGCATTTGTCAAAGCCACTGTCATTTTAACCTTATCCCATAAGTCCTTTACTGCAGGATTCTGCATCTTTTGCGGGGGGATAATTTCTATCCAAAGATTACCGTCTAAATCAATATGCGAATAACCAGACATGTCACTACCACTATCTGATACTCCAACACGTGGTTGATGAATTTTTCCCATGTACCACAAATTAGTTGCCATGTCAATTACAGCATCGCTGGGATAATGCGATAGTTCGTACAAATGACTATTGCGTGAATTTGGATTACCATATGTAATGTAACTTGACACTACTCCAATATACTTTTCAAATGTAGGAGCACGTGTGCGTGTAACAATCAATAAAACGTCATGAATGGACACTTCACCTGCCATCAGTGATTGCAAGCATCCACCTAAACTAGTACCAATGTACATCATACAATCATCTTTCTTTCTTGCTTAACATAGTCGCTATAAACTTTTTTACCATTCTCTCTAATCCATTCTACGATAGGTTGTGGATTATCATTGAATGCTTCTTTAAGGTCTTTGTACTTTAAAGTACTATTGAATTCGTAAATCTCATAACACCGTTGACTATTAACCCTTGCACGTAGCAACATCATTTGTAATGGGATACCTTTAGGCTTCGGTGGCATAGGATCTTCTTTAAGAATGGCGACTACTCGTTTCTTATCCCATTCTTCAAATTCTTTGATATGTGAATCAACTTCTACTAGACATTCAAGTCCAAGCATATCCCACATTGCGAGATAGTGTCTAGTTTTGTTCTTTCTTGAGTAGGACATATAACATTTCTGCTTTATTAATAGCGTTTGCCAATGACGGTTCTGTTTCTGCCAATGTAAGTATTTCTCGCCACTCATGCCATTTAGACAAGAATTTCTTTTCAGGATCTTCTTTAATTAAAGTACGGTCAGACGATCCACTCTTACGTGAGTAGACCGTCTTACCACCATCTGGACTTTCAAAGATGGTTATTTCCTCAACGCTTTTTATGATCGTCATAAATCGCATATGTCCCGAAAGGGGGATTGGGATTCGGGTCACCATGAATGATCCAAGTCGTATCGCAGTAGTCAGGGTCACCCCATGAACCAAAGGGATAACCATCAGTAAAGACAATCAATCGCTTAGGCTCAATTGCTTCTTCCTTAAGATAACGGAAGATTGCATCAAAGTCGGTGCCACCGCCGCCCTTAGGATCGTAACTTTCGATAGTGTCCATGTTTTCTGAATTGAAATCTTGAGGGTTATAGATTTCAGTATCAAAGCAAAACACGTGGACCTTGTAACCATCAAATGCTTCCATCATGCCTGCAACTTCTGACAAGAAGCCTTGTGCTTGCTTTGCAGAAATTGAGCCTGACATATCGATAGCAACAGTAACGTCAATCTCTTCACCAGGATTCATGCCGGGCATGATAGCATCCATATGCCAAGAACGGCGTGATGGCCGCATCCAAGAATAGTCGCTACGAATAGCACTAGTCAAGTTAGTCTGAATGAGTTCACGCCAGGGCATGATTGGATCAGTCATCTGCTTAATCATACGCTCAACGCCTAGTGGCAGTTGACCTGCTTCTGCCGATGATGCGGCGTTAATAATAGCCTGCTTTACTTCCTGACGAACACGTTCACGTTCTTCATCAGACATTTGTGGCCGCTTGCCTTTGCCTTCTTTGTCACCATCGCCATCACTATCAGAGTCACCATCACCTTCACCATCGAGGTGATCGTCAAGCATCTTGTCGATGAGGTCGTCCATAGAAATATACTTGACGTTCTTCATGAGATCGTCATAAATTTCTTCACTAGACTTACCATCATACTTAGGCTCGTACAAGCATGGGACAGTGGTGATGAAGTCACCAACTTTGTGACGCTTCAAGTCTGCATTAACAGCATAGTCATTTGCAATGTTGAACATTTCAGGGTCACGTGTGCCCCGACGACCAATGTGATCGTATACAACGTGCAATACTTCGTGACCTACGAGGAATTCAACTTCCTTAGGCTTCAACATCATAATGAAACGTGAGTTGTAATAAAACTTCAAGCCATCAGTTGCCGCAGTCGAACACCATTCATCAGCATTGATGAGAGTAAGACGGGTCGCAAGATTGCCGAAAAAAGAATGACGCAACAGTAGACCGATACGTGCAGTAATCAATCGTTCACGTGCAAGATTGTCAATCTTAGGATCCATTGGTCCCACAAGATTTTCAAACTTCTTGCTACGTGTGCGCTTTTTCTTCTTAGTGGGGGAAATTACATCGCTCATAAAAACTCCTTCGATTAATTATGTTTTAATTATAGCAAGGAATGGTTTAAATGTCAAGCCTTTAATGAACCGAACGGATAGATTTTTCATCATCTTCTAGATCATTTAGAAGTTCTTCCAATTCTTCATCAGAAAGGTCCATATCGGAAAGGACCATAGACCCTGCTTGGTCAAAAATTTCACCAGATTCAACTAGGCGATTAATTTCTGCCACTAGTTCATCTAGTTCTTCCTGTGAACCTTCAAAGTTATCAAAGCAACCGGGTGCAAATACAACTTCTAGTTTCTTTTTTTCAGTGTCAGACATATGAATCCTAATAAAAAGCGAGGGGATAGAGTATGTCTCGTACCCTACCCCCTCTAGGAGCAACTACTTAGTTGCCTGCTTCCACAATGTACTTACCGTACTTCTTGTGAAACTCGTCAAAGTTCTTCAATTGAGAAGGCTCAATCGGCAACTTGTAAGTCTTAAGCGCAATCTTAGCACCCATAACAACAAGTTCAGTTTCAAAATTCTTCATCATATATGAGAAGAAGTTATCAGCCATTTCGTGAAACTGCTTACGATCAGCAGTCTTGTTCTCAAGTGAGTCCTTGAGTTCGTAGCACATAGAAACAGTGAGTGAGTACATCGCACTGATTTCCTTAACGTTGAGTTCAGTTACCTTACCTGACAGAATGTCAGTTGGGTTAGGCATACGACCTGCAACCTTACGGTGTGCCATAAACTTTGTAGCAAGACCATCACCAACTGAACCTGCAACAAGATTGAACAATGTATCAGTATCAGTGTTGTCTTCGTCATCAAGCAAATCACTAACGAAACACCATGAACGAGGTGTAGCAAATGCACGGCTTGAAGACTTCGCATCAAAGTCATAGAGGTCCTGCTTTGCAAAAGACAGATAACCAACAACGTCCTTGTGAATGTTCTTGTTCACAGCCCAGTTCTGCCATGAAGCAAAATCGGGACGCATTTCAATGTGAACGAAACGATTAGCAAGGGGCATCGGCATACGATACGTAACGCCCTTATCGCTGTCACGATTACCTGCCGCAACGATAACAACGTTATCGGGCAACTTGTACTTACCAACACGACGGTTAAGAATAAGTTGATAACCAGCCGCCTGCACAGCAGGGGGTGCAGAGTTCATTTCATCGAGGAAGAGAACTACAACAGGGAAGTCCTTAGCGAATTCTTCGCTAGGTAGATCGACAGGCTCAGCCCAGTCCATCTTGTTGATTTCTTTGTTGAAGAATGGGATACCACGAATATCGGTTGGTTCCATCTGTGCCATACGCAAATCAATCATAGCACCACCAAGTTCGTTAGTGATTTCTTCTACGACTTCTGACTTGCCGATGCCGGGAGGGCCCCAAAGAAAAACGGGACGCTTTGCTTTAAATGCAGTCAGAATCGCCTTGCGAGCCTGAACTGAAGTGATTGTAAGATTATCAGATACTTGAGACATTGTTAGTTGCTCCTTTGTTTAACAATAAGTGTACTATAACAGGGTTTCGAATTAATGTCAAGCCTTAAATTGTTCATACGAACGAATAGGGCTACGATTGTTTGTGTGACGTTCATCGAACGTAACCGTCACGCCCTTACCATTAAGGGTAGTGAGTAGAGTAGAAAGGTCGCAGTCTTCCTCGAGGTAAACGGTGTTACCTTTTTGATAAGAGTAATAAGAAATCTTATCAGCAATACCCAACGAGTTGATGAGGTCACGCTTAACAGCGGCCCAACCATGACCGGGGTCAGAGTAAAACTTAATTTTGATTTCACCGTTTGCCATATTCAAACTCCGTCTTTCAATCTATATACAGACTATAGTACCAAACTGATTTAATGTCAAGCCTTAAATTAGGCAAACTCATAAAATTTTACAGATGGGTCCAACTTTTGCAAATCACGTGCCGCACTAGTCAATGCACGATAGCGGGCCTGAACCTGACTACGTGGCAACTCACCATCGCAAGTCAAATTTTCGGGGCTAAGTTCAGCATCAATAGAATCAGCAACTTCCTGACGACCTTTAGCAGTTTGAATTTCGTACTGACGGCCCTTGAAGATAGCGTTCCACTGATTCTTCTTGTCGATATATGCTTGCAATGCTTTCATTTTTAACTCCGATTTCTTAGTGTCAATACATGTATTGTATGCCCAAAACGAATTAAAGTCAAGCCTTTTAATCCATAAGTTTGAGAATTAATATCATTTTTTCGAGATAATCGATGGATTGTGAAATCTGTTGCTTATATGCAACAACTTTGTGGTCTTTATGGGTCTGACGGGCTTCTACCTCAAGCCTACTGAGTTGGGAATTCATTTCACCCAAATTGTTCAATAATTTATGTAGATCAGGATTATAACGTGAACGTTTCAATTGCCGACGCAGGTCCACAATAATGTCCCTGACTTCAAGTGAGTTATTAAATCGTTCAGACATAGTGTGACTATACAGCCAAACTCAGTTAATGTCAACCGATTATGCAGTCTGCCAAAGTTTTAATATAGTTGTACACCAGCCATTTTCAGCGTAAGCAACTGCCTGCGGGGACGGATCTGATTGTAGGAACGCAACAGAAACTTTTGTTTGATTTGCAATAGTAAATGTACCGGTAGCCACAAAAGTAGCTGTTTGCCAGTCACCCATGTACAATCTACATCCATTGGCTATCACGTTGCCTACACCAACTCCCGGATTATTTTCAACAATAGCAGTGTACACATAAGTTATCCCGTCAGAACCGTCGTTCTTAATATATGCTGTGGTTTCAAATATATAAGTACCGGGCTGTAGGTTCACGATTCCATTAGCATAGTCACTTGCATTAATTGTATTAATTAAAGCCGCATTGTCTAATGGTAATGGATACCAAACATTTGCAGAAGTTGCCGGTGTATTTGTCCCACCTGTATAGGTTCGCAAGTATCCCGGCAAACCGCCTGAACTACCACCACTATTAATTGTAATGTTTGCAACACCAGTTGGGCCAGAAGTTACAGTAACTCCTGATCCTAAAAAGTTAAGTGTACCAATAGATGCATTTCCTGAGATGACATTGCTTTCATCTTGTACAGTTAGACCAATAGTAACATCTGTAGCATTGCCGAAACCTACATTGGCTACGTTGGCTAGAGGTCCATTAAAACTAATAGAAGTAGCATTTGCAGTTACAGGACTTGCATTGGCTAAGATGTCAATGCCACTAATGCCGCCGCTTGTAATAGTGATAGTTGCAACATTACCAACATTACTTGCTGTTACTCCTGAACCTACAAAGTTGATTGTATTTGCTGTTGCTAATACGTTAGTACCTTCTTCTTGTACAGCAATGCCACTAATTCCTCCACTTGAAATTGTAATAGTTGCTACACCACTTACATTACTTGCAGTAACGCCACTTCCCACAAAGTTGATTGTATTTGCTGTTGCTAATACGTTAGTACCTTCTTCTTGTACAGCAACACCCGTGATTCCACCTGGCACTGTGATGGTTGCTACACCACTTACATTACTTGCAGTAACACCTGAACCAACAAAGTTAATTGTATTAGCAGAGGCTACGATATTAGTACCTTCTTCTTTGATAGTGATTGCACCTCCTGTAGCGGCCGTGTATTGGAACGTGCCATCAGCAAACACAATACCTACTTGGTTATTTGCAGGTTGAGTAGCGATATATTGCCAACTTGGATTAATACTAATATTTCCAGCAACACCGAGTTCACCCCAGTTACTAACAGTCATCATCTTTTTCCAACCGAACTCAGTACCTGTACTTGGGCGGTCGTTGGCATAACCGTTATTAACACTCACGCCAAAGATGGTCCCGGTAGGTCTATTCGATGCCGAAGTATTATACGCAACACCTTCAAATAAAACCATTGCACTAGTTAACTGTGTTTCGTTAGTTATAACAGTTGATTGCTGTTTACTGACTTGAGGATCACTGTTGAATCCATAGAAAGTTGTGTTTGCGTTAGGTGAATTTGGAGCATGACGGAAACGACTGAAGGTATCTGAATCTGCGGAGAATCTATTAGGCTTCCAAGAACCTGCACGAAAATCATTTTTAGCGGTAATAATTCCGGAAGCATCACCCGAAGTTGAAACGCCGCCCACCCATAGACCATTTTGTGCCCATTGTAAGTTTGCATTTGCACCAAATGATCCACTATTGTTATATTGAATCCAATTGGTTGTTCCGGCTGGAACAGCAGAAGCAGTTATAACTTGGTTAGGAGTAACACTCAATGAAGCAAGATTTATTTCCAAATTGAAATTCTCAGCATTAGGTAAGGGTGGAGGGGGTTCAGTACTAGTAGCAACACCGGGAGTGATGGGAGCCGTATTAGATACAGTGTTTACCGGCGTTGGTCTATTATTAATTGTTCCTGTAGCAACACCTGGCTGCACATCGGTGGGCGTCTTTACAGTAGGCCCTATATAAGGTTGTTCCGAAGGAACGTATGAATTTGCAGTTGGCATAACTACCCCTTTTAATAAGAGTATTTATTAAAAAAGATTTTTTTTAAAGTTAGACTTTTCCGTCTGCCCGGGCTTGGGGAGGAATACCTGCTCTGGAAGTCTTGAAGCCGAATGCCTTGGCGTTTTTCTTGATTGCGTCTGGACGAACATCTTTAGTTAATGCAGTCTTAAAACGAGGATCGTTCTTTTCTTTTGCTGATGGAATGTATCCTGAGGCTTCCCATACTTTCTTATCTTTCCACATTCCCTTAGCATCAGAGGTTTGTGCATGACTTGGTACGATGACTGCATTTGATTGTTGAGCAATTTTCTTAGCCATGTCGTACATAGCAGTTGCTATGCCTTTGCGCTGAAATTCATCTTCTACTTCGACTTCGGTCGCATACCATTTATTTTTATCGTTGTCTGTAGGTTCAAAAATAACTTGACCAACCTGATCACCGTCAGCGTAGGCAGTAATCATTGTACCCATACCATTCCAGCCTTCATATGGTTCTTGTGTAAATTTAATATCTAATATATCAGAGTCTTCTGATATAGTTCCACGATACTGTCTATCTTTCATACCACCATATGGATTTGTTGCCGCCGTTTTTTCTGCGGCATATTGAAGGGTTTCATCTTCTGCAAACTTAGAAAAAGTTGACTTCGCCTTGCCAGTGAATGCATCTTTCATTCGATTGTATTCAGCCTTTACACGTTCGGCCGCGGCTCTGCGTTCTGCCGACTTTTGATCTATCTTTGCTTGATATGGATTCTTGGTAACAGTTTCTAAATCATTATTAGTGATATTAAACTTCTGTGCCAAACGATTGATAATTGATCGGGCGGCATCGATTTCGGCTGGAGTACGACCTGCTATATTTCTCAATTTTTGAATCTGGGCAATTGCACTATCTCTATCTAACGCTTCATTAACATTATATGTAGGATCAACCTTTTGACGCTTCATACCCTTAGGTTGATTAGGATCAACTGGATCGATATCAGTTGTGGTTAGACCAGTCTTCTCTAAGTCTTGAATATATTTGTGTTCTTCTGGTTCACTGCCAAACGCCATGATAGTGCTGGGAGGTCCTTTACCAAAGTCGTGTTTACCTAATCCTTTGAGATTGCTGATATGCTGTCCTAACTTATACCAGTCGTATGTATCACTTACATCTACTTTGACAGTACCTGCCGGCATAGTTGGTTTAAACTCTGGTCCCGGTGGAACGCCATTTGGATCATAGTCTTCGAACTCTTTAGCATAACGTTCTGCTAAATCTTCTTCTTCACCAATTTGTTGTGAAGCAACAAGTTTATCCCACTTAACTTGAGGAATATACCATGAGCCATTTTGCGATTTCTTAAAGCCCATACGTAGTAAATCATAGTCAGAATACGAACCTTTTAACTCACCGGGACGTAAGAACTTCATCTTAGGACCACTGTACATTTCTTCAATGCTCAATTCTTCGCCATGCAATTCATCACGCAATTTGTAAAGTGCATCGATTGCACCCTGACTTCTAACTGCTTTGTACGCAAGATTTTCAGGACCAAACTCACCGAACTTATCTAACCCTGCTTGTCGATAACGCTTGATAGTTTTGATAGTGTCTTTGACTCGTTCTAAGTTGCGTGACTTAAGTGCTAAGTCAACTAGTCCTGCTAACTTGTCATACTTTGCTTTAGTTGCATTTTGGTCAAGATTTGCTCTACGCTTTGACGGAATCTTAAGCCACTTGTCATTAAGGATACTATATTCACCCAGTGACACAACCGGCTCATTAGAATCTTGCACATATAACTCTACGGGAACACCCTTAACTTTAATATCATGGCTATCGTTATATATTGTCTTTTTAGCATTGAATAGTTCTCTATATACTTCATCATTAGGTAACTTAGACATATCCACAAGGATATGCAAGTCTAAGTCACTATGCGGGGTATATGAATATGCCGCACTAGAACCTGATACAGTAATGTCTTTTACGTCTAGGCCGCTGATGCCCATATTGGATAAAAAGTCTTCGGCAATTACGATCAATTGCTTTCTAACCGCAGGATCTAAATGGTTATTACGCCATAGATTTGGGTTCAATTTGTCGTGAAATTTCACGGCATCTGACATTTTAAATGAGTGAAGTTCTTTAATATCCATACAGTATTTATCGCATTGGCCTAGAACCAAAATTCTCTAAGGTAATATGTACTCTAGGTTCAGTTCCACCATTCATAAAAGAATGAGATTTTTCATTATTAACTATGTATACGGAACCATCTGCGGGCATGTGAAATGCTTTATCTTCGTAGACAAATCTACATCCTTCGTTGGTGATTAACGGAATATGTAAGCACACTTCGCTAAAATCAGTATGCCAGGAATAGCACGTATCGGGCATAATGCACCTATACGATACCGTGTTGAAACTATGTGTGGCCATTAGATGTTTTACAACATTAACGGTGTAGGGTAATGAGTCTAATGTATCTGTGGGACGATGGCCAGTTGCTAAATTCAATGCACGTTGTATCAACACCGGACTATTTGGACGTTTGCGGTCAGATAATAAATGTTTTACCATGTTATATTCTTCTAATAACTTAGATAAATCAACTTTGTAATCGGGTAATATTTCAATGTAGTCAGGGTTCATCAAAGTATTTATAATGGAAAAGGCTCCGAAGAGCCTTTTGAATAGCGTAAAACTGATTACGCTACGAATGGGGTATATTCGATACCGGTTGTTGCTAACCCAGTTAAACCGATTGTAGTTTCAAATGCGGCTAATTCACTTGCGGCTACTAGAACATCCGCTTGACTTAGATTGCTGTTGTGCATCCAAGTTGTATATTCTGTAACTTGCGTCAATGTAGCATCTGTACCAAATACGTTTTTGTAAACGTGCTTGATGAATGTCTCATCGCTTACTCCACCTGCATCAGTTTTGTAAGTATCAGTGGCTAGTAATGCTGTTGCTAATTGTTTGTTAGTCCAACCATTATCAGCAAGATAGATACCAATGCCTTTGTAAGAGTTAGTTACATCACTAGTACCTAATGCGGCTGCTAATAACGCATATACATCACCTGCACGACCGGTAGCATCAAATGCGATACCTTTGTTATCAAATACAACACGCTCGTGGTCTGCTAATGTGAATGTAACATTAGTTGCGACTGTGCTTGCGGCTGTAATTTTGTCTACGGTCTTAGTAATTGTGAAGTCTGTGCTTGCGCCATTTAGTGTGTATGTGTCAATGCCGGTAGTACCGGTTACATCAACAGCAACGTCAACAGTGCCATCACCAACACGACCTGTACCAACAGCACCGAACGTAGCAATCTTACCTGCAGTACCAACTGTTGCAACAGTTAGAATCAAGTTGTTTGTGCCGTTCACGCCACCTAGTGCAGAACCTAGAATAGTGATAGTGTCACCTGCAACATATCCAGAACCAGCACTTGCGGCTAGACTGTCTAAACTTGCTGTGTAAACACCGTTTGTTTTTACTACGTCAAAAACTGCGTCAACTCCTGCTCCACCTGTTAAACCCGTAACGTTTTGATATGTAGCATTCACTGCTTTGTCTTTAATTGTAATTGTTGTTGTCATAATATTCCTTATATAAAAAATAACTTAACAAGTATATAGCATTTGTAGTGCCACTGTCAAGGTTATATCGTACACAGGATGTGATCCGGATCACAAGTTGCCAAAAGAAAAGGCTCCGAAGAGCCTTTTCCTAACTGTTTGGTTACAAGGTAGTCAGCCTCGTGAGACTCACGCCGCTAGGCGTAGTTCCTCAGTGTAGTAATTGTCATTTGCAGTTACTTTTTTGTGCTTCTTCGACCGAGTTCTCCCAATCCTAACGGCTTCTACATTGCCGAACAGTCCATTTCTTTACTCTTGACCCAATCGATCCTGTGTCAGGCCCATCATAAAAACACAATACCAAAGTAAATTTACACGGAATACCAAAGTAAATTTATGCTCTTATGGTGGACCTGGCGGGCACTGCCCCCGCGTCTTGAATCCTTTTCTGTCTACTTCATACAGTCTTAACTTTTATTTAGTTTCAAATGTATTTTCATACATTTTAACTAAAATTCCACTCAACTTAATTCCATCTTGTTTATAAATGTTCATTAACTCTTTTGCAACATCAGGGTATGAGTCATAGTCATGTACTATGTCGTGTGCCCGTTGTTTATTGTATCTAAGTTTGTCTTCTATCTTTTCTCTTAGTTTAGGCAAATCTTTGAACGGTATCGTAGATAGGTTCTTAAAATTGTCAACTAACAAACTAAATCTAGTTTCTGTATCTTCTACAGTATCAAATGAATAATCAAAAATCTCATCATAGCGTAAAAATCCCAGTGTGTCAAGATATTTGTGATAATGACTACAGGATGCTACTAAGAACGGCTTTTCCATAAAAAGAGCAGTAACAGTTTTTTCTGAAACGAAAAGTGCGTCTATTCTTGTTTCACTGATTAACTGCGCAAAAGATTGATAATATTCGTTTGGTAAAACATTGTAGTTTCTTGTTTGAGTAAAGGACGTATCCGACAACTGCATCAACCTAGGTTTCCAATGTTTCCAATCATATTCTATTTTAGGATCGTGCCATGATATAGCATTTAAATGTTGCAATTTATTTTTTGCTATCAAATCCATAAGTAAACAACGCCAGACTCTGGGCCTATAATTCATACTTACAAAATGATGTTGATAGTTATCAACTTTTGGCATTTTATTTTTTAGTGATTCTAAGAAATAGTGTGTTCTAGAAAAAAAATGAGTAGGCCAATAAATGATTTCATATTCAATATCTAACTTAGGTTCTTTGGTCGTAAATAACTCTTTAGAGCCTATTACAATAGTCAACTTGTGCCCAGTATCCTTACATGCTTTTAGTAAACTATTCCAAGACTTACCATACCAATAGCCCCATTCATGCGGACCATATAATATAACTTTATCAAATTTAGTGTCGTATAAAGAGTTTATTCTATCTTGCCATTGATCTAATTTGCCCCAAACATCTATTAATTGATAATTCATTTATTAGTTACAAAAACGTTCTCTACTAATCAATCGATTATATTGATCGTATACTTCACGTGTTGTACATGTTTGTGTGTAATAAGGTTCAGGTAGTGGACGAACATACACTGGAGCAGGTTCTAGTCTACGATTGCGGTTTGCGGTATCTACAAGTACGCCACCGATGATCGCACCAAGAATTACCTTTTCAGTTGTATTAAGTCCAGAACGTCTACCATGATGACCATGATGATAGGGACTGCGATAATTATTATCTACACCCCAGCGGCGGTCGTGTGCTTGTGCGGGGACTGCAGGAACTGTTGCTAATAATGTTACACCTAGTAAAATACTTGTAAGAATCTTATTCATACTTGTCTCCTAACGGATTAGTAAATTAATCCATATATAATGCACCATGCTTCTAGTGCTAATCTATGTAGCACAAAGGCTGCTACTGGTGCAAATAGCAGACCGTATACGATTTTTTGTTTTTGTGTTTCTGTCATGTTCATAACTATATTTAGTCTTGGATTAAAAGTCAAGTCCTTATTTAAAGAAATCATTAAAACTAATAGATTTTGGGTAAGTTGAATTACCCTTTCTAAACACCCATATAGGTTCTATAAAGATTCCATTCTTGCCGCCAGTCTTGATTCGATGTGGTCTTGCTTGCAATCGCATCCCAATCTTACCCAAATAGTTAGCATTGGGATAAGTTAGTATGTCATCTACCATTTCATCGCATAGATTTGTCTTAGCACGAACTCGCAAAGGTGGGATAATATTAATCATCATGTATGCATCTTCTCGTAATGTATCCCATACCATTCGATTTACCTTAAAGAAGAAATCATTCTTCCACGATTGATAATCAGGATAACGCTTCCAAGACTGTTGATCTACTTTGCTAGTTGTCTCTGCATACTTTTCAGTTTCAAAGTAAGGCGGTGATGTAAAGTAAAAATCAAATGTATTTTCATACAACTTCCAGTCAACATCTTCGCTAGGTAGATTCCATATCTCTACATGCTTAACGCCTGTGCAACTGAAATAGTTGACATTTTCTACGATAACTGCTTTTCCACCTAGTAAACGTTCATACTCAATACATTGCTGTTTATATACAGTGAACGTATCGGGATTAGGATCACATCCTACATAAATTCGTGTGTTGGGTGTAGCATAGAAACCAGCAAGTCTATCGCCCCATCCACAACTCGTATCAAGTATGTTAACAGCCTTGTGCTTTTCATATAATGCTTTTGCTACACTAGGCTTAAACTGTGTAGCAGTATATGTACCTAAACGAAATGCACTACGAAATGTTGCAGGGCCGATATCACTTTTGCCTAATGTCCCACCTCGCCAAAAGTGCCAGTTCATCTTTGACAACTTTGACTTTGTATGCCAAATGTCCCAGGGACTATCAACTTGTGTGCTACCGCACTTCATACGATTTGCTTGTTGAAAGTAATCAGCACACTTATTGTAAACGTGACCCTTATCAATGACGCCTAATGGATTTGCATCATACGTATATTTGTAATCGAACTTTTCTTGTACAATGTCAAAGTCTTTGTACTCGCCCATCATTGATGTTCTGCACAATCTTAAAAAGTTTTCTTCAAACTCATCAATAGTAATTTCTTTATTAGGAAAAGGAATGTTGTTACT